TGCGACATCGAGTTAGATTGTGTGGCGTTAAACTGCGATACAGATGCATCAAGGTTAGCGAAGAACTGGTCAGTCTGATTGGAGCTAGTGGCGTTGAACTGACGGGCAGCGTTGGTTGCTGCAGTGTCGCTAAACATGCTCTGAATACGAGCTTGACTGTTTATCTGCGCCGTCTGCTGTTCATACGACAGATTAGTCATGTCGGTCTGCAGGAAGGCCTGTGCATTCTGCACTGCTGCTGCCTGTTGGTTTGTAAGGTTCTGCCGTTCCAGCGTAGACATCTGAGCAACTTGTGCCATCGTAATGGCCTGCCTTGCATTCATATTCTGGATATCAACCGTCTGCGCTAGTCGTGCATTCTCCAGTGCCACCTGCTGCTCTGCTGAGAAGTTTCTATTGGCGACATCGGCAATCCTAGCAGCATTAGCCACACGCGCTTGAAAGTCCTGATTGAAATCTAGCTGCAGGAACTGCGCACGTTGCTGTGCTGCCATCATTGCAGACTGCTGCCTGTTCGACAGATTCTTGATCTCAAAACCAGCAATCGTTTGAGCATCTGCCTGAGCGATAGGCATAGCTGATTCCATAGCTGCTTGGATGATCGCTTGTCCTGCTATAGTCGAAGCGCCAAGGCCACGGGCCGCTAAAGTATCCTCTGCACGGCGCATAGCCCCCGCAGCCCACGCCGGGGTTTGACCACCCTCGAAGTCCTGCATCAAGTTTGACAGTTGACCCTGTACCGTAGCTTGCTGCGTAGGCGTGGCTGTAGCGGCTGTAGAAGCTGTCTGGTCAGCCATTGTGTTGGCTGCAGTCATATCTACTGCCCCAGAAAAAGTCTCGCCTTCCTGAAGCGTTCTAGTGGGAGCGGTGATTTGTTGTGCTTGATTTATCTGTTGGGCTTGCTGTCCTGCAAGTGCGGTTGTAGCTGGGGTTTGTGTAGCCGCAGTCAACAGTGAATTATCACCTACTGTGCCTTGCGCTGCAGTGTTTTGAGAAAGAGTTGAAGCAAGATTGTCTGCACTCTGGGCTACGTTATCTACCGTATTGGCAGTCATCGTTGTTGGGGCTGCTGCTGTCGTAGCCGTACCCTGCGTAACTGTGGCAGCAGGGGTGGTCGCTGCAGCCTGTCCGGCTGTCGGACCTATGTATTGGCTCTCATCTGTTCCATCGATAGCAGTTGCTTGCAGTCTTGCATCTTCGGTGATGAAGTCACCTGCCGATGTAAGTCTTCCTGCTGAGATGTTTTGAATGCCTGCCATGTCTGGGTCGCTGAAACCCTGACCATACTGCTGCGCTAGAGGATCTGTATCTGTTTTCTTCCTAGTAACATTTCCGCCAACAGCCATCTTTTTTACGGCTGCGTTCTGCACTTTCATAAACTGTCTTGCTTTTGCGGGGTTCTCTGACAAGAAGCTAGCCAATTGAGATAGAGGCGCAGACGAACTGAAGCCTAATCTGTTGGCGATTTTGCGAAGGTCGCCATCATCAAAGCCGCTAAATTCTGTTCGAGCCATAATCTACTCCTTGCTCAGTGCGCGGTCGAGCTTGTCCTCGACTCTATGTAGAGCGTCAACTAAACGAGACATATCATCCCGCAAATCATTACGAGTCGCGTAGTCTTCCCTTGTACGTGAAAGAAGAACTTCTACTCGCTTAAGTTCTTTTGCTTGGCTTGAAAGAAAGTATGCCAAGCCGCCAATAACAAGGCCAACAAGAGTGTCTATGATCAATGCCATTTCCATTAAGCAGTCCCGCCTTGGACAGTTCCGTTTTGGGTCAAGGTTACATTGCTTAAACCGCGGATGTATTTTCCTGCTGCTGCACCACTAGACCCACCGCTGCCGCCAGAGCCGCCAGAACCATTGGTATGGTTGCCGTTGCCACCAGTGTTTCCTGTTGAACCAGTATTTCCTGATGAACCAGACGCACCGTAGCCACCTCCAGCACCACCACTTCCGCCAGTTCCGCCCGTGCCACCAGAACCGGCATTCGTGCCACCTCCAGAGCCACCAGAACCGCCACTACCAGAAGAGCCTGACGTAGCAGATTGGCCATAACCTTGACCTACACCACCAGAACCACCTGAACCGCCAGAGCCACCAGCGCCGCCATTATAATAGGTGTAATTTGTGATGAATTGATCTCTGTAAAGATCGTAGTAGTAATCGCCACCACCAGCATTTAACCAAACCGAAAAGCCAGAATTGTAACGATAACCACCACTATCCCACGGGACGGCTTGACCGCCTTGCGTGCCTGTTCTCAAACCAGAGCCTTGCCATCTAATTTGGTAGTGACCGTAATAAATATTGCGGTAGTAATGGTGCTGCCCCGTTGTGCCGGGGGATGATCTGTTACCTAAAGAAGTAGAGCTGGTCGATCCTTGGCCACCCGTGCCGCCAGAGCCACCCGATCCTCCAGAGCCACCGCCTCCGCCACCAGCACGGATTGTACCATTGTTGATGAGAGTACAGGCAACGTCAGCTTGGAAAGCATCGCCGCCTGCGCTACCAGCAGCACCGCCAGCGCCACTCAATGTGCCGTTGTTGGTAATCGTCAATCCACCAGCCAAACCACTGTCTATCTGCAGTGCTTCTTGTGATGTACTGGTTGCACCCAGTTCTACGCCGCTGTTTACTACGATCTCTTTTGGGTAGTTAACACCGTAGTCTGATCCAAACACGGATGACGCATCCTGGTTGGTTGCGCCACTGCTATAGGTTTTACGAAAGCCTTTTGCAGTATCACGAAAGTCAACAAAGCGAATAGCACCAGAGGTAGGAACAGAGGCAGCAAGATTAGTAGAACCATTGTTGCCTGCTTTTGCGAGGACATGGCTACCACCCCTGTACATTTCAGACATCTTAATCGTTCCAGAGCGTCCCCACTCTGTACGAATTTCTGACATCCTTACTGTTCCACTGCCTATAGGCATTTAGATTGCTCCGAATGCTGTTACGTCGTCCACAGTCACGATCTCGCCATCATCCGCGAACTTGATCTTGGCTGTGCCGTTGTACTTGAAAAGAAGATTGTTTCCTGAAAGCTCGATAGTCCACTTGCTCGAACCAAACTGGATTGCCTGACCATTTGTATCGAGTGTTCCGCCAAGTTGCGGTGTTGTATCGGTGACTATGTTAATCGCTGTGAGATCGACAGTAGCAAAGCTGAGTTGACCGCTGCCGTCTGTCTTCATGAACTGGCCCGCAGAACCATCAGCTTGGGGATGGCTCAACCCATCAATAACAACAGAGCCAGAGCCATTTGGAGTGATAGCAATATTACCATTGGAAGCAGAAACAATACTATTTCCATTGACATCTAAGTTCCCACCTAGCTGAGGGCTTGTATCCGTAAGTATGTTGATTGCAGTAAGGTCTACTGTCGCGAAGCTAAGTTGACCGCTGCCGTCTGTCTTCATGAACTGACCGGCACTTCCGTCTGCTTGTGGATGTGACAGTCCGTCGATTACAACAGAGCCTGTGCCGTTTGGCGTGATAGCAATGTTTCCATCAGATGCAGAAACAACGCTGTTGCCGTTGACATCAAGATCGCCACCAAGCTGCGGTGTGCTGTCGCTAGAGACAATCTCTGCAGGCAGACGTGCTGCAGCCAGAGTTCCGGACGCTACGTTGGTTGCATTCAATGCTGTAAGGTTTGCGCCTGATGCGGCTGGCAATGTAGCCGGAAATCTTCCGTCAGGCAGTGTGCCTGATGTAAGAGCCGATGCATTGTCTGAAGCAGGTACGTTGTCAAGCGCACCCGACTTAACGTCGCCGCTGCTATCCAACAGGTCTGACATATTGCGAGTGCGTGTCATGGCTTACTCCGGCTTGGGATTGTCGGTCTTAATCTGAGCGACCTTTGCCACCCAAGCATCAAGTCCGTTCTCTGTTATAAATTCGATCTGTGTCGCAACCGATCCGTAGGCTTCTTCCCGCTTCTGCAAATACTCAGGACGTGGATCGACATATTCTTCTGCTGGCTTTTCTGCAGCCGTTCTCGTTGCACCGGCAGATAAGAAAGATGGTGTTGTTCCACTAAGAAGGTGCGGGGGCGTCATACGATGAACCATGTCATCGAGGTCCGCTTCCGTCATGTCTGCGGTCAAAGGGATGTACGTCCATGTATCATCTGGAAATACGACCTTAGCCAAGCCATTATTAATTTCTGGGATACTATATTCCATTATGCTGTGCCTCCCTGCACAGTACCGTTTTGCGTAAGAGTGACATTAGAAAAGCCACGAATATAATTACCAGCAGAACCACCGCCCGAACCGCCAGAGCCACCAGAGCCACCTGAACCGTTACTGTGGTTGCCGTTACCGCCTGTGTTGCCTGTAGAGCCTGTGTTGCCCGTTGAACCGGACGCACCATAGCCGCCGCCAGATCCGCCTGTTCCTCCAGAGCCGCCAGTGCCGCCTGACCCGGCGTTTGTGCCACCACCAGAACCGCCAGAGCCAGATGAACCACCGCTTCCTGATGCAGCAGATTGTCCGTATCCTTGGCCTACACCGCCATTTCCACCAGAGCCGCCCGAACCGCCTGAGCCACCGTTTGTGTAATAAGTATTACTGACGGGTGTTCTGCGACGAATTGAGTAAAGGTAGATGGGATAAGCTGGTATTACTGCTTGCACTGTACCGATCTGATACTCATTCCCGCCATTAGTAATTGAAGTAGTACCAGTTGAAGTGTTGGCTAGATAACCATCCCAGTACCACGCCCGATTTGTGTACTGCTGAACACTTCGATCACTAGCACCACCGCCAGTGTATTGATATGAACTCCACGAACTCCAGCCACTGGTGGAGTAAGTGCCTTGACCGCCCGTGCCACCAGTGCCACCGCTGCCGCCAGCACCTCCCCCGCCACCACCGGCTCTAATCGTGCCGTTGTTGATTAAAGTGCAGGACACATTCGCTTCGAAAGCATCACCACCCGTGCCGCCATTCGCTGAACCGCCAGCACCAGAAAGTGTGCCGTTGTTGGTAATGGTCAGACCACCGGATAGACCACTGTCGATCTGGAGTGCTTCTTGTGATGTACTGGTTGCACCGAGTTCGACACCGCTGTTGATGACGATTTCTTTGGGATAGTCGACACCGTAATCCGAGCCAAAGACAGCCGATGCGTCTTGGTTGGTTGCACCGCTGCTGTACGTCTTACGAAAGCCTTTGGCTTGCGAGTAGAAGTCGTCGAAGTCGATTGCGCCGCTGGTTGGTACTGATGCTGCGAGGTTGGTGGCGGTGTTGTTGCCAGCTTTAGCGCGTATGTGGCTGCCACCACGATACAGGTCGCCGATTGAAATTGCAGATGAGCCACCTACAAATTCAGTCCGAAAGTCGGCAAGACTTACTGCGCCTGATGCTGCAATTGCCATTATGGTGACCCGAAAGCTGTGACGTTGTTTGCGCTAGTAACTGCACCATTCGATGCCAGTTTGAAGACCGTCGTGCCGTTGTATTTAAACAGCAGGTCGTTATCGCCAGTGTCGAGTTCGATGCTCCACTTTGAAGATCCGAAAAGTATGGCGTTGCCGTTAGTGTCAAGGTTGGCAGCAAGCTGCGGACTGCTATCGTCCGTAAGGTTCTGCATAGCACTGTCGGCTGTTGAACCTTGTGCAGCCGTAGCATAGTCTGACGAATCAAACGCTTTGACTTGCGCAAGGTTAGTCACCTCACTGTCCATCAGCGCACCAGCGGCTGTCACGTTTGCAGTGTCAGTCACATCTGCTGATGCCTCGATAGCGTTCAGTTTGGTGTGGTCGGCGTCAGTGAAGACATTGCTGTCCGATGCACTCTCGACCAGCGTCCTGATTTCGGCTGCTGTCTGATCAGCAGTGGCAGAAGCCTCGATGCCGTCCATCTTTGTTTTGTCTGCAGCAGACATCAGGCCAGCAGAACCTGTAGTGGCATTAGATGGCTGCGCCACCGTTGCATAAGTAAGATTGCCTGAACCGTCAGTCTGTAAGAACTGACCGTTTGTTCCGTTTGATCCGGGCAGAGTAAAGTTTACATTACCAGAGTAGTCGGCATGGGCAGGGGCTTTGATTGTAACTTTGTGGGCGTTGCTTACCTCGCAATACATATCGATGTATGCGGGGCTACCTGTACCCGTCCGCATCGAGATAGCACCGTCAGAGACGCTCACACCGTCACTAGAACCGTCACCACCAAGATGTACAGTCCGTCCCTGATCTGACGGGACATAGTTTGTACCGTTATAGGTCAGTACATGACCTGTCAGATGCCCTGTTAGATCGACGTTGTTAGCGTCACCGACACTGAAGCTGGCAAGTTGAAATGTACCATAGGCAACCATGTCCACGATATCGCCACTTGCTGCGGCGGTCGCGAGAGTGACGCTTGTACCATTGGTAGCTGTGAAGTCGCTGTCTGGGTTGAGTTTAATACCGTTGTGATAGACATCAATAAATCCTGCATCGTAAGCAATCGGGAATACGGTGGTTGAGCCTGTGTACGTACCTTCGTTTGTCCCGACAGCGTATGTCTGTCGTTGGGATGTCCCGTTGACTGTTGATCCAGCAGCAACCCAGCCGCCCGATCCGTAGACCTTCATAGTGTCTGTGGTCGAATCAAAGTAGAGACTGCCAATTACGAGAGCATCACCGTCATTATCGACTGTCGGAGCTGAACTCTTTGCCCCAAGGAAACGATCATCGAATAGGTCGTATGCAGCGGCAGCAGAAGTGGCGCTTGATGCAGCATTTGTTTCAGAAGTCGCCGCATTTGTAGCGCTTGTTGCAGCGTTGGTTTCGCTAGTTGCCGCAGCGGTAGCTGATGAAGCCGCCGCCGTATTACTTGCGTTGGTTGTATCAACGTAACCTTTAGTTGCTACTTCGCTTGAAGCGCTGGGCGTAGGAAGACCAGTGATGGTGTTGCTTCCCATCACTATGCCGCCGGTCATAGTGCCACCAGCAAGTGGCAGCATAGTGTCTGCATATGCCTTGGTAGAAGCATCTGTGCCAGCAGTAGGTGTTCCAAGACCTGTGATCTTGCTGCTGCCCATCGCAATAGCACCAGTCATCGTACCACCGGCTAGTGGCAGTTTGGTGGCTATGCTGTTGGTGATCGTAGTGCTGAAGTTAGCGTCGTCGCCAATCGCGGCAGCAAGTTCGTTGAGTGTATCGAGTGCGCCAGGTGCTGAATCTACGAGGCTAGCTAGCTCTGTATCCACGTAGTTCTTGGTTGCTGCGTCCTGCGCATTTGTTGGATCTACTACGTTGGTCAGAGCGGTAGCTGTAAAGTTGGCAGTTCCGTTTACGGTCAGGTTGTTTAGCGTGGTAGTTCCTGACGAAGCAGTAACATTACCCGTAAGATCACCTGTCACATCGCCGGTAATATCACCTGTAATGTTGCCTGTCAGATTGCCAGTCACATTACCTGTTAAGTCGCCTGTAATACCCGCATTTGCACTCAGGGTAGTAAAGCTACCTGCCGCACGAGTAGAACCACCAATAACCATATTATCGGCTGTACCACCGTTGATGTCAGCCGAAGTAAGAGTGGCCTGACCGGATGTTGTCAGCGTAGTAAATGCACCAGTAGAAGCGGAAGCTGCACCGATAGCTGTCCCATCGATAGCGCCACCATTGATATCGGCAGCACCAATTACCACCGAGCCTGTACCGGCTGGCGTTATTGTAATGCTTCCGTCTGTATTTGTTGCGGAGATTGTATTTGCGTCAAGCTTCAGATTGTCGACGCGCAGATCAGTAACAGCAGAATTCGTACCGATGGTTACGCCATCAATAGTCCCACCATTAATGTCAGCAGTGGTAACAGTGCCAAGATTACTGACAGTGCCGCCACTAAAACTGATTGTTCCATTGGCTGTAAGATTCGTAAAGTCTGCACCAGCGCGTGAACTGCCGCCGATGTCTGTGCCGTCAATCGTACCTGCATTGATGTCGGCAGTAGTTGCTACAAGGCTGCTGGCTGTTACAGCACCGGCAGATGAGCCGCCTATAGTCACACCATCGATTGTGCCACCGTTGATGTCTGCTGTATCTGCAACCAGACTATCAATATTAGCAGTGCCATCTAGATGAAGGTCTTTGAATTGCTTAGTGGTAGAACCCAGATCGATGTCATCGTCTGTAGTAGGTTCGATAACACCATCTTTGATGATTACCTGTTCAACTGGATTGCTGCTTACCTCAACGTAGAATTCAATCTCGTTGTTGGTTGTGTCTATAACAACCTTATTGTTAGGTGCAGTTTCTCCCGCATCACCTATCAAACCGATGACCGGACCTTCAGCGGTAGATCCATCGTGCTTGTGTCCAGTAGTATTGCTGAATGCATCTACGACTTGGTTCAACTCAGAATTGATAGGCGCTGCCCTGACGGTTGCGCCAGCCGTAATATCTGCTGAACTTTGTCTGGTGTAACCTGCCATTACCTCTTATCTCCTACACCGAAAGTAATCACGAACCCTTGAATAGCGTGTGCAGCCTGATCTTCAGTCGTCACAAATCTAAGGGATACAGATCGACCTGAACCTGAAACGTACTTTCGGATAACTGGTGAGGGCGTTCCGTCATATTCAGCCGTACTGTCGAACAAACTTTCGTTGAAAGTCGCGGCTGTACCCGGATCAACAATATTAAAGTTGGCGGGGTTGAACGTGTTTGTGTCTTCGTAGTCGTAGAGCAGGGAGAACGTAATGTCTGTGGCTGCTACCGTATCCAGAAAAACCGCGACTACGTGAAGGTTCTTCCGCAACTCTGTATCCCCAAAATCGATAAATGGGGTCTGAAACACCGACACGATATTTGTGCCATCTTGGGTGTTTCCTAAATCATGATCGTATACTTTTCCGTTTTCATCGCCGTGTACAATCGTCTCGACTTTACCGATGTACCCGCTATCTGCCGCTGTAACAGGAACTCCCAACAGCGTTGAGAACTCCATACTAATACCGCCTTGCGGCTGCTCTCTCAGACCACCGATAATTCCTGATTCAGAATCTTCATCAAAAAAGTAACGAAACTGGGACTTGCCTCTGATCACTACTGAAGTGAAGTTTTCTAGATCAAAGTTTTCGATGTTGCCTTTGACTAGGTTCTGAATACGCTTAGAGATTGTCTCAAGCTGGACGTCACCAATCTTGTCTGTACCTGCAATGGGGCGAATACCGTCTGGTCCAAGAAAGAGAAGATCGCCTGCAATCTCGATAACACTATCGCCAGCTACACAACCAATGTCTTCGGTTACAGGCTGAACAACAAAGTTACTGGTCGTAGACCCAGTCAGTTTCTTGATATTTGTCCGACCGAAAATGTAGAGAGCGTCACGAAATGGCTTAATGGCATTGATTTCAAAGCCTACGTTAATAGCCCCACCACCGCTGGCTGTCGTAAAATCTGTATCATCGTTAGATGCAGAGTAATAAAGCAGCGACTCCTCGCCACTATTGCCTGCTAAGAACAGTCTATTTTTAAATGCGGCGGCAAACTTGGGCTTGGCTGGAGCAGGGGATGTACTGATCTCTGCGTAACTAGCCGTGCCGCCACTATTAATATGATACTTAAATGCGAAGTCTTCGCCGTCGCACCCTACAAGGGTAGGCCCAGTCCAGCGGTATTTGGTAAAGCGAACCTTCTTAACAGCCGATGTAATTGGTCTAGCGACTGTATTGATCGTGTCCCACGATGAACCGTTCCATTTATATAGAAAGTTGCCGCCGCTAGAAGGCCGTCTAGCACCAACAATTCCTATCCCGTCCATTACAACTAGGCCAAGAACATTGCCTGTGCCTGTAAGCGTACCGTAATTGTGGGTAAAACCATTGATACGCTGATAACCACCAACAAGCGCTGGCTCGTAATTGATTAGGCGAACTGCACTTCCTGGTGCTTGCTCTGCTTGTGCGAGCACATCACGGTTAGTGTCTAGACCGCCTCTGCAAGATACTTTGAATGTCTGAAGCTGATCTGGCATTACACATTGACGATGTAGCTAGTGTTCTTGTTCACAACAGTCGAAGTGACCTGTGATACGGGCTGCTGAAGAAGTCGGCGCATCATATTGATGCCATCTTCAAACTTCTTCTCGTGCATGGCTGCGGCTTGTTCGTTGGAACGGAAGCGCATCAAGAACACCATCGCACCCTCGATGATGATATGCTTGAACCTGTCGGGAATAACGGGTGTGTCAGTTGCATTGCTGAGATCAGCGGGGAATGACCAGTATTTATATTCGACGGTGTACGCCTTATCGGGCGTGGGCGTCAGACCGAACTTATTCTGCTGCGTCTTATAAACGTGAGTCGGTTCTGCATACTCGCCAGACTGCCTCTGATCATCAGCAGCGCGGTAATATCTTTGATACTGATCGTGATCCATCTGACCCAACGCACCACCACTGGTATTAAGTGACGTGCTGGGCTGCGTATAAAAGCTTTCATAATCGATCACTGAAAGATCAGCCGGGAAGTTATACTCCCGTGTGCCTGCAACAAGAACTTGTTCATAAACAGTGACAGTAAAAGGCCACTGCTGCGCAGACTGAAGAATGTGTCTAATTGAATTATTTACAGCGTCTTTCGCAAGACCTTGAATATTGCGCGTGGTGCTGAAGTCAGATTCAGCAATAGGCACTTCGTTAATACGACGAAGCACCTCGTTAGTCATGTCAAGAAATGTAGCCATCACGCACCTACAGAAATGGGAGAGGCAGCGTGAACTGCCCCTCCCGTAGAACGATTACTCGCCCAAGTTGTAGTTAAGCGTAACCAGAGCTTCTGGACGCAGAATCTTCGCACCATACATGTGTAGGCCGCGAACGATGTCTGAGAACGAGTCTGGGTCACGGTATGTTTCGGTCTTGTTGATCTTCTGGGCAGTTGCCACAGAAGCGTCATGACCAGCAACAACCACACCAAAGTTCGTCTCCGAACCAGTTGCCAGAACCGTACCCGGACCTGTACCAACTGTTGGCAGGTTATTTGAAACGTACATGCGGAAGCCGCGGAGCGTACCGGCCATACGACCATTACGCATTGCGTCACCAGCATCTTGACCACCAGCGAAATCGTTGTTGATCAGCTTAGAACCGGAGTCCATCAGCTTCTCGACAAAGATTGGGTCAACCACCATCCAGCGACCTTCAGCAGGGACATCGCCCTGATCCATGACGCGCTTCATGCGGTTGAGTGCTTCGAGGGGATCTGTCTTACCAGAAGTACCACCGCCAGTTACGAGCGGAACAGCAGTTACTTCACCAGCAACGCCAAGGTCTGAACCACCGAAGTCGGTGATGTCCAGCTTGTTAGCTGCAAGAAGTTCGTCTGAACCCGCGTTAGAGTCGGCTTTAGTGCCTTTAACAGTGGTGTTACGAGTACCCACGGCAGAGTAACCACAGAGGTACTGGAGTACGTCTGCGTCGTAGCTGTCGCGGATTTTGTAAGCCGCACGATCAGTTGCCAGTTCCATGAAGTTTACATGGGTGATGGCATCTTCCAGATCATCAAGCTTGAACGAGAAGTAGTTCGCCATGTCGATGATCATCGTGAAATCGGCATCAGTCAGAGCTTGCTGAGAGATGTCCGTACCACGAGTGTACGCGTTTACAGTGATGTCCGGCTCTTTGATGATCCGAACTGAGTCGCCGATGTTGGCGATTTCACCGAAGTAATCATTGTTAGTGATGTCTTCGACAATTGAGGTCTTACGGAACGCTACCTGCGCTTTCTTGCTGAAAATGATCGGCGAGAAATTGCCGTTGGTAAACTGTCCAGAAAGACCGGAGGTGGTTGCGGAAATTTTTGTACCTGCAGCCATTAGATTTCTCCAATCCAAAGAAAAGTTACACGAAAGGGCAGAGCCAGAATTGACACTGTCCTGCAAGAAATCCCCAGTGCGTTCAGAGGTCTTAGCGTTGTCAGGTTACCTTTGGCCAAGGGGCTGACTGCATAGAGTGTTCTGAATGAAGTGTGGTTTCTTAAAACGATTTCCGGAAATGCGTAGCCACAAAGAGTGGGGGCAAACGGGGCAGACAAACTGCCCCATTAATATCCATAGTTATATACTACGAATGGGTTTTTGTCAATAGTTTTAAATCACTATTAACCTGAGACGTCGTAGATGAATCTGCCTTCTTCCATTGCTTGACTGATTTCATCCGCCATCTTTTCGTATTGCTTGTCTGACATGGCAGCGACCTCTGATTCTAAGATCGTACCTTTGTCTTTGGGCATCTGTACGTTTGATCGAACCGATACATCCATAGCAGCGTCACGATCTGAATTAGAAGGCCTGCCTTTTTTCTTACCTGCTTTGGTAAGACCCATGTCAGCCTTGTAAAGATCGATGGCACGAGCAGCAGACCTTGCGTCAGCTTCGTTCTCGTACAGTGCTTGCTGCACCCACTTGGGCTGTTCTTCTGCCCAGTCATGGAATGCATCGTCATCCCTAATCTGTTCAAAATCCGGATGAATGTTGAGAAGCTGTGCTTCTGCTTTATCGCGAGTTGCAGCATTCTGCATCTCATCAATTTGTTTCATCCGCTCTTCAAGATGTGTCTGTTGTTCCCGTGCCTTCTTAGTGGCAATGGTTTCAACAATAGCTGCAACATCAGGGTATTCTTTTGACCAAGCGTCAATCTCTGCTTCGGTCTTGGGCAGTTGAATAGACTGCTGTGCTGCTTGAGCTAGCTGTGATTTGATGTCAGCTAGTTCTTTCTCGAAGTCTTCCTTCTGCTTTTGCGAATGACGGCGAAGATCACCGTACCGCTTCTTGAAGGTTTTTTCTTCAGCAGTCAGGTTCGCATCATGTTCAGCGATTTCCTGTTCTTTAGCTTCTGCTTCTGCCTGCTCTTCGCCTGCGAGTTGCGCTTCCATCTCTGCCAGTTCGCGCTCTTCGTCTTCGACGGTCTTGGTGTTCCGGTACATCATAGGACGTACCTTTACTTTCTTTTCTTCTTTAATGGCGATCTCTGCCATGTCTTACTCCGTAATTGGGGCTACCGTAGCCAGTGCAGGGGGATAGGTTGCCAATTGTGGGATTATTTTCTTGAAGCCAATCCCTTTCGCTTCTTCGTACCCAGCCCACCTGCATTAAAAGGTGTGCTGGTCCGTTCAAAATTTGTTGGTGTAGACATCGATGGTGATGACGAGAATGAGTACTGATTGGTAGGCCTTGGATCACTTACTGGTCTTCGGTCATCAAATTCATAAAGATCCCCCCTATCAGCACCCGGCGCACGGCTAAGAGACATACCAGAAAGATTAGCGTAGCTTGGTGGCGCTGTCGGCGTTGTATCGTCATCCGGATCGGGGTTGTACTGATTAGTCGGTCTTGGATCGACATTCGGCTGCGGCACAGTAGGCAAAGGTTGATCGCCACCCGGACCTGTTGGAGGTGGTTGTGTTCCGAATATAGGTGTATTGAATCCCGGACCATCTGGGCCATCTGGAGCTTGTGCTGTTGGGGGCGTCATATCTAGGCCAGAACCCGTAACACCTGCACCACCTCCAGCATCACCCGGATCGTCATCCTGCATAAACCGCTGCACACCGCTTCCTTCTATTTGATTTAGAAGCGTTTGAACTGCGTCTATCTTAGTAGTGTCAACATTGCCCAAGCCGGTTGTGTGGGTTTGAACACCACCCTGCAGCGCCAATCCTATGATTGCATAATCGGCTTCGGTAAACATGTTCGATGTTTTGCCTAGCGCTTGAGCTAAAGCATCTTGAAGTTCGTTGCGTGGACCATCTCCAAAAATAGATTTGATGCTGTCTTTAAGGCCCATCTCAGGAGAGCCGCCTTCAACAAACTCTTTACCTTTTTGCTGCAGACCTGCTCTTTCTACCAAAGCTTTGTGTATTGCATTACCTGAGCCGGGATCTGCGGCTGATCCACTATTTAACGAAGCCGTTCTTTCTTTGCTTTTCTTAACTCCGTCAGGGGTAAGGGCCGAGAAGAAACCCCCAATTCCTTTACTGCCGAGATCAAGGCTTTTTGCTTCTTCAGCCGTTAGCTGAATCTCGCCGTATTCTGAGTTCTTTAGATTAACTCTGCCGTCAAACTCGTAGCTAATACCCCACGTAGTTCCGCCCACAATGCGACCATTGGATATAAACCCGCCCGTCACAATAGTTGCGCTAGGTGTGTCCGGATCAGGATCATCGTCTTCTTGCTGTACTTGCGGCTGCTGCACTCCCGGCTGCTGCGGAGCAGTTGGGGCAGGATCAGGAACTGCCGGATCATCAGTAGGATCAGAACCTTCTGGGTAGAAGCCTTCAGGCACTTGAGATACAGGAGCACCATTGATGTGCATTATAATAATCTTACGACCTGCATCATTTACATAAGTAACGATTTCCGCTTTATCGCCATCTGTACCCATCAACTCGCGGAATGATTTATATCTTTTTTCGCCTTTTACGTCGCCGCCCTCGGCCATCTCTAGTTCGGCAATCATAACAGCGGGGACATCCATATCGTCTGGCATATCAAATACGTCAGCGGGTACGTCGTCTTCCATTATCGCTTCATCGGCGTTGCTCATCTGGCCCATGTCTTCCATTCGAGACAAACCAACTTTAGCCTGCTGCCGCATCATCATTAGCTTTTCTAAGCCTATGTATCGAACAACATCTGCCGGAAATACAAACTCGCCCTCGCTAAGTCGTGCATCGATGTCATCTCGCACTTCTTCTTTCAGTGCGCCGGGTGGCACTTCATTGCCTGAAACAGGGTCAACAGAACCGCCCTGATCTTTCAGTCCACCTTCTCTATATTCCATCATCAGCATTAACCTCTTCTCGAAGCATTTTCATACGCTTCAACGCGGTGATTGCACCTTGGGTGCGGTAAATGTCTGTAGGGTTTGTTTGCTGCTCTAATGTTCTGTGATGTTGAGCAACAAGTTCATCTACGTAATTATTGAATGCCTGCCATTGGCGGTTGTTGTTGACCTGCGGCTTCAGGCTGTTGAGTATTTTGCGGTCCATTATTTCCTGTGAATCCCGGCTCACCCGGCGCAGGTGCTACGCCAGTTCCGATTGTGCCGCCGCCAGTACCTGTTGGATCTGCTGGGTTTGCCCCAGCCGGTGCTGCCTGCTGCTCGGCCATTGCTTGAATGCCACCCGTCTGTGCAAGAAGCTGTGCCTGACGCATGGCTTCTTCCATATTGTTGGTGACTTTTTCTGGATCGAGTTCCAGCGACTTTGCAATCTCTCGAATGATGTACGAAGTCTTTGCAAACGGAGCTAGCATCTGATTGCTAGTGATTTGCAGGAACTGCATGAGACGCTGGCTACGGACCTCGTTAGCCATCAGGCTTTCTGTGCCACGCGCTTTAACTTCGAGATCACCGTTAGTTTCGGGGTCGAAGTCAAACTGCATATTAAACTGGAACAAACCTTCGCCCAGTGGTCGCAGCAGATAATCATCGATGTTCTTGATGACAGTCTTGATGCTACCGCTGGCGGCGTTCATCAGCATCGATATGCCCGATGCTGTACGGCCTACGCCCGTAACGCCGGTTTGACCATGTGCAAAGGAAGGGAAGCCTGTGCTTTCATCAGCAAGCTGTCGTGCTTTATCAAACAACTGCATATTTTCACCAGCAACATTCGGAAACTTTGTCCCAAAGATTGCTTGCCCAGGTGCGCCTGCTTGACGGCGAAACACCTTGCCGGGGTAGATAGCCATATCCTGACCCGGAACTAGGTTCGTTTCATCAATCTCGATAAGCAGGTTGCCCGACAGAACAGCGTTATCCACTGCCATACGCATGAAGCCGTTCATCAGCATCTGCGTATCTTCCATGTTCTCTGCCAAACCCACACCAAAGAAGCTGTATGGGTTCATCTCATACGGCACAGCCATATAAGGAATGCGCATAGGCTTGAATGGATTTAGAACCAAGCGGATTAGTTTGTTGTTGCACACCCATGCATTAGCATGGATCTCGTCTGCATCCTGCAATCCTTCGGGCAGTTCTATTCCGTTGTCTTCCAGATAGTACTTATCAAAGCAGCCCCAGTATTCCAGAACTTCGAAACGCTCTACATCCTGATACTGCTGATAGTCGCGTAGCGTGTCTTCCCAGTATTCGCGGGTAAAGTTCTCACCCATCTCGATGCACATATCGATTGCATCAGGGCGGAAGTGCGGACGCTTTTTTAGTTCACGAAGCTGGCTACGGTTCAGACGATGTCTTTGGAAAACGTAGTTAGCATCGTCCATATTCGTGGCGTCTGGATCTGGGTAGAAGTCCCAAAGCGAAACGTGACTTACTTGCGGTACAAGCTTGAAGTTCGGATCGTACTCACCGTCGTCGTTCCAGTTCGCATATTCTTTCTCTACAGCAAACGGGCCTTTCATAATGCCCGTACCAAACAAAGCCATCTCGAAGGCAGAGCTACGAAGATGCTTACTTGCACTGCTTTCTTCTAGCTGGTCTTTGATCTTCTTCTCCATCTTCTTTGCAGCCAACATAGCTGGGTAGAATGTGGCTGAAGATGGAGTAGCTCCTGCGCCTTCCTTTACCCCTTCAATCTCGCTCAGAGGGTCGCTGAGTGGCCCTAAACGATCCATAAGGGTATTGAGTGTATCACCCGGCTGAAGGCCTTGTCCGTCGCCCGGAAAGCCATATGGAGAAGAGGGGGGTTGTTGTTGTTGCTGCTGGCTATCGAAGTGTACAGCTTCAGCAACTTTTTCTGGAAGTTCGGTAGGCTCGATGCTGAGTGGGAACGAGTTATTGGCAAACAACACATCGGTGATCTGACCGTATGCAGCCAGTACCTTTGTCTTAGTCACCTTCACAAACACACGAGACTTTTCAGCTTCTGTGAATGACATGTCGTCAGAGTACATACCACGGTAATTCTGATAAGCGCTCAACCAACGCTTTTCGTCATTGATCCGTGCATCCGATGCTTTCGTCCACTTTCCTCGAATTGTTTCGAGAATGGCACGAACAGTAACATCACCTTCGTCCTCTTCAGGTGTATCTTCGAGGACTACAGTTTCGTCAGTCTCTGGAATGATGTCATCTTCTTCCATGTTTTTTCCTTAGTAGCCAAACACGCGATCTATAGGCCGGTAGTTTGGGGGTGGCATGTTATCGCCGAATACACTGAAGCGAGGTCTGGTCATGATGCCGTAGCGTAGGGCGTCGTACAGGTGATCCTCGGCTTTAGTGTCAATGTCCTCTGGGTTCTTCTTATCCAGTGGAATAATCGGAAGCTGCGATATCAAGTTGCGACAGCTATTGAAGAATACGATCTGCGGCTCGAATGTTTCGTCGTCTACCTTCAGCCTACGGTGCAGTTCGTTCTTACCTGCTACTCGTGAACCGGCGCTTCTATCTGAAGGTCGCCAACGACAGCCCCGGCTAATCATCTGCTCTGCTAGGCTAGGGCCAGTGTCTCCGCGCTTATGCCAGCAGCTACTATCGAGAACGCCGTACCTTATGTTTCCGTCGTCTTCCTCAAGTTCGAGGACCATGTCTGCTAGGTCCGCTGCAAGTACCTTTGATACATACAACTCGCGATACACGACCAGTTGCTCGTCAGGAGTAATTGCAAACCAAAGTACAGCAGAATAACTTCCATATCCGTAATCACACGCCCTGAACTTTACCCATGTCTTTGGAATATCGTATGGGTCAACAACGTGTACGTTTCTGTCCCATTCAGTGAAGGCTGCGCCTTCTGCGATATCCCAACTGCCTTCTAGTAACTGTCTTCTTTGTTGCTCTGGCAGCGACAGCAAGTTTGCCTCGTAGTCGCCAGCGTCAGATAGGTACGGGTTGTCTGCCAGTCTTGCTGGTATGAAACGCCGCTTGAATAAAGACTGACCTTCCTTTGAGTGTCCTACCGGATATCGGAGTGTCTCGCCTGTCTCGATGTCAGTAGCATCGAAGGCTTCTCCGAATACTGCTGGGTCAATGAACATCTTCTTGACCCAAGCATGCCCAGCGCCTCCTGGGTTTGTGGTGGCCCTCATGTAAACAGGAAGGTCAGCGGCAGTAGAACGTAGACGAGAGCGGAGATAGTTCCATGCGAATGGCGTATGCCATTGCGTTAACTCGTCCATGCCTATCCAGCTAAAGCTAAGACCCTGATAGCGAAGCACGTCTTCGTCTCTATCGAGGTAAGACAGCCACAGCCTCGCTCCAGATGGCGCAGTCCACTGCATTTTTCTTTCGGACCATTTGATGCCCGGATAAACTTTTGGATACAGCTCTTGGCTTTTCCAAATCAGTTCTCGCAGTTCCTCGGTTGTCTTACGAAGAAGCAGCCCACTGAACTGCGAGTGTGTCATGTAGCGAAGTGGATCAACCAACATCGCGTAGCTTTTTCCGCCGCCAGCAGCCCCGCCATAAAGGCATTCCCGTTCACCGGCTGCTAGAAACTCGGTTTGTGGGCCATCGTTAGGTGCGAAGATTACGTTCTGTTCTTCTACAGGAACTTCTTCGACAGGTGCTGCAGGTCTAGGCGGTGCTTTTTTCTTTTGAACCGATGCGGCCTTTTTCGAGGGTTTCCGCTTTGGCGATTGCTTTTTCCGCGTACTCGGCCCACTTCCTAAGAGTTGCTGCTTGGCTTTTTCTAGATCGGTCATTCAGTAGCCGCTTACGTAATCCAGTGTGTGATATGTATCGACCTGTCTTTGAGTACAGCCAATCTGCTACCTGCCTGTACGAATATTGTTTGATGTAGTCTTTGGCTATTTCTAGTGCAGCTA